GGAACTGGTGGGGCTGCGCGACTGGCACGCGGCCCGGACCCTGTGGCTCGGCCGTGTCGGGCACTACGCGAGCCTTGGGTATCTGTCGCCGCCCCGGGCCACCCCTGCGACCGGCGCGGTGCCGGTTGCACAACCCTGACCCCTTGAAAGGACCATCCCCATGACATCCACCATCGGAAAAGCCGATCTTGCCCGCCGCATTGCTGATGTGACCGGCATGACCAACGCCGCCGCCGCCCGCGCCCTCGATGCGGCTGTGGCCGAAATCCGGGCCGCCACCAGCGAAGGCAAGGCTGTCAGCATTGCGGGCTTTGGCAAGTTCCAGACCCGGACCCGCCCCGCCCGGACCGGGCGCAACCCGCGCACCGGCGAAGCTGTGGATATCGCGGAAAGCACCACCCTGATCTTCAAGGCATCCAAGTCCAAAGCCGCCTGATCCTTGCGAAACCCTGCCTCGGGACCAACCCGGGGCGGTGGTCGGCCAGGTGTGGTGGCCCGGCCCTGACGATGCAGCCACAAGGAGGCGATCATGACATTCATGTTGCGCGACCGGCCGGACGGGATGGTCGAGATCGTGATCTCGACACCCGTTCTGGTCGGCATCTTCCCGGATCGCGACGTCGCGACCCGGGTGCTGGCGTTTCTGGAGGCCGATGGGCCGGACGTGCCGGAACTGGCGGTGTCAGGTTTTGCTACCGCTGCGGCTGATGTGGCCGAGGCAGAGGCCGAAGCCATGGAAGCGGCAGAGGTTGCCCTGGCGAAGTCCCCGAGGGCCACGCCGAGGGTTGCAAACCTGCCTGCGGTGATCGAACGCCCGCGCCCGCCAGCCCTGCTGGTGCCCGAACCAACCCGGCTGACGGAGGATGAAAAGACCATCGCCTTTGATCGGATCATGATGGGCGAGAAGATCGCGACTGTCGCGTCTGATTTTGGTGTTTCCCACGCGCAGTTGCGCGGAATGTGGTCGCAGCACAAGCGCAGGCTGCAAGCCCATCTGGCCGAAGGCGGGCAGCAACCTTGCGCCTTGTGCAGCAAGCCCTTTACCCCGTCGATCAGCCACCCGGACAAATGCGCAAGGTGCAGCCATGGGTGAGGTTGACTTCATTCGGCGGCGTCAACGGATCGAGGAAGCGCTGGCTGATGTGCTGCGTCGGATCGGCAATGTCAGGCGGGATCTGGACGGAAACCGCATCCTGGAGATTGCCGTTCGCCGTTGCGAGGGCAGGGTAGAGTTCGAACGTCACGACCTTTGGTGTCTCGCGTCCGAGCTGGAAGCGAAGTTGCCATGAATACCACCCAGGTCATCAATATCGCCAAGGGCGAGCTTGCCCTGGATGAGGACACCTATCGGGCGCTGCTGGTGCGGCTGACGGGGGTGGCATCGTTGCGCGCGATGGCGGAGCGCCACCGGCTGGACGTGCTGGACGAGATGAAGCGGCTGGGGTTCAAGATCCGGCAAAAGACCGGGCGGCCGCTGCCCGCAGCGACCAGGCCCTACATCCGGATGATCCATGCGCTTTGGAAGTCCTGCCATCGCGCCGGGGCCATCGAGAATGGATCGCGCCAGGCGCTGCGGGCGTTCTGCCATCGTTTCGTGGCCCCCGGCGACCCGTCGGTTGCAACCGATCCGGACCTTCTTACTTACGATCAGGCAAGCCCGGTGATCGAAGCGCTGAAAAAGATGGAAGCGCGAGCCAAAGCCAAGGCGGCGGGCTGATGGACAAGCGTGTGCCCAATGCTGCCGTCCGCCGGGTCTGGATGGACAGCACATTGACGACGGCGGAGGCAGCGGCGCAGGTCGGCCTGTCGCGGGTCCGGCTGTGGGTGCGCGCCAAGTCGCTGGGTCTGCCCGCCCGCACGGCAGGGCGACGTAAGGTCATCCCCCCTGCCGAGATGGCGGCGCTGTGGACGGCCGGGGTGCGGGCGACGGAAATCGCTGCCCTTTATGGCTGCCCTTACAATACGGTCAGTCAGACCCGTTGGCGTCAGGGGTTGCCTTGCCGTCCGGCGGGCCATCATCTGGTCTTGTCGCTGACCGACTACCGCGCGCAGCTTTTGCGCAAGTCCATGCGTGCCGACACGCCTCTGACCCCGGCCGAGCGGGCGATCCTGACCCACATGCGCAGTCGCGAGGCAACCGCATGACATCCGGACTGCCCGCCCGGCGCGAAGATTTGCCGCTTTCGTTGCTCGATCTGGTCGAGACGATCGACGAGTTTCATCCCGGCAGCGGCCTGCGGGTCGCCTTGCGGCTGATGCAGGCCTTCGGCGGGCGGGATCTGAAGTTCCCGCAATCTCCGGCCGAGGGTCACCCTGTCGTCCGTGCCCTGGGCGAAGCGGATGCCCGCGTCCTGTGTGATTTGCTGGGCGGCCAGCAGGTTTACATCCCCCATGGCCGCCGGGCCCGCAATCAGCGTCCGGCGGTTCTTGATCTGGAACGCAAAGGCCTGACCCGCGCCCAGATCGCCGCGGCCTTGGGCCTGTCGGAGCGCCATGTCCGCTGGCTGGCCAACAAGCGCCGCGACGAAGGGCAGCTGCCGCTGTTTCCCGACGCGGAGTAACCGGAGATCGTCTCCGGGCGAAACCGGGACGGCGCACGCGCTATGGTCGGGCGACACTGCCCGGAGTTCGCCATGCGCCCTGCCATTTCCCTGATCCAGACCGGCTTGCGCGATGCGGGGTATGACCCTGGTCCTGTGGACGGTCTTTATGGCCCGCGCACGGCGCAGGCATTTCAGGCGCTGAACGCCGCAGGCGGTGCCCCCGCCCGGTCTGTCCTGGCGTCGATGACCACATCCCAGATGTTCCAGGGCAGTGCCCGCCATCCGATCCGCGAGATCACGGTGCATTGCAGCGCGACGCCGCGGGACTGGATGGGCAACCAGACGCTCTCGGCGCAGCGCGAAGAAATCCGGGCCTGGCACCTGGCGCGGGGGTGGCGCGACATCGGCTATCACTGGCTGATCGGCCGCGACGGCAAGGTGCTGCCTGGGCAGCCGGAGACCGAAATCGGCGCCGGGGTCGAAGGCCGCAACAGTGGTGTCATCCACATTTGCCTGATCGGCGGTCACGGGTCGGCCGAGACGGACCGGTTCGACCGGCATTTTACCCCCGCGCAAGACGTGACCCTGCGCCAGTTGATCGAAGGCATCGGGATGCGGACGCGCATCGCGCGCATTTCCGGCCACAACGAATTCGCCGCCAAGGCTTGCCCTGGCTTCACCGTATCCCGCTGGCTTTCGGAGGCCAAATGAACCTGTCCCTTCCCCCGCTGCCGTTCTGGCAGGCCCGCAGTTTTTATGCCCAGCTGTTGCTGGCGGTCTCTGTCTTGCTGAACACGATGGGGGTTGACCTGATGGCATCCCTCGCGGCGATCGGGTTCGGGTCCACGCCCGACGAGGTGGTCGCGCGGGGTGTCAGCCTCTGGCAGGCCCTGGCGCCCATCGCCTTTGGTCTATGGGCGTGGTTCGAACGCCGCGCCCCGAACTATCGCCTGACGCTGGGCGCGGGCACCACCGGCGGCACCACCTTGCGGTTTCTCGGGGTGCTGGGTGTGCTTGCACTGGTGGCCCAGGCAGTGCCTGTCCAGGCCCAGACCCAGTGCCTGCCATTCGACGGCGCGGTGCAGACCTTGCGGGAACGGTATGGCGAACAGCTTGTGGGCAGCGCCTTGGCCGGACAGGCTACGCCAGTGCTGCTTTTTGTGAACATCGAGAACGGCAACTGGACCTTGCTTGCCACCCGCGCTGACGGGTTGGCCTGCATTCTGGTTGCGGGTGTGGACTGGGTCGGCTCCCATTTCCTGCCGGACGGCGAGCCGACCTGAGACCCCGCGCACGAGGCCGACATGACCGACAGTTCCTTCGACCGGATTGCCCAGGCGCATCAGCGCCTGGATGCGCATGACGGCCGCATCACCCGCATCGAGACCCGCGTTGCCGTGTCCGAGGAGCGGGGCGAACATATCCGTGCCACGCTTGACGAGATCAAGAGCGGGCAAACCTGGCTCACCCGTCTGATCCTTGCTGGCTTTGCCGCCGCATTGATCGGCTTTATCGTGAAAGGCGGGCTGAATGTCGTCCCGTGAAGATGTCCGCCGCAAGGCCCGGTCGGATTATGTCCATCGCCGCATGATGCAATCCACCATCGCCGCCGCCTACGGGATTTCCGAGGCGACCGTCGGGCGGTGGAAGAAGGCCGCCAAGGCGACGGGCGATGACTGGGACAAGGCCCGCACTGCCCATGTGATCGCGGGTGAAGGCGTCGAGGTTGTCGTGTCGTCGATTGTCGAGGACTTCATGATCCAGGCGCAAGCGATCCTGGACGAGATCCGCGACGGGGAGCATTCGACCAAGGAAAAGGTCGACATGCTGGTGTCGATTTCGGATGCGATGACCAAGATGGCCGCAGCCGCCAAGCGGTTTGCGCCCAAGGTCAGCGAATTGGGCGTCGCCCAGGACGTCATGGCCTGGCTGCTGGAGTTCGTGCGCGAAAGCTTCCCGCAGCATTCAGCCACCATCCTCGAAATCATCGAGCCCTTCGCAGAGCGTCTTGCCGCGCTTTACACGACATGAGCAAGCGGCCAAAACTGGTGCCAGCCCTCAGCCGCAAGGCGTTCCGCGACAGCATCGCGGAGATGGCAAGCAGCTTTGCGCGCAACATCGAACTGAACGTCGAAGCCTTTTCGCCTGATCCGGAGGCCAAGGCCGAGCGGTTGCGCCGGGCAGCACAGGTCGGCGGCGACGGGTTCGAATTCTTCCTCAAGACCTATTTGCCGCATTATGTCCGGGGCGAAGACAGCCTGTTCCACCGGGCGATCTTCGATCTGGCCCCGAAGATCCTGACAGCGACCCGGGGCATGCGCGAAATGCTGATCGCGCCGCGCGGGTCATCGAAATCGACGCATATGTCCCTGGGCTTTGCGCTCTATTGCATCGTGATGCGCAAGACGCGCTATTGCCTGGAGGTCTGTGACGTCTACGCCCAGGCGGCGCTGCTGATCGAGGCGATCAAGGCCGAGTTGACCACCAATCCGCGCCTGTCGCTCGATTTTCCGGATGCCTGCGGGCAAGGGCGGGTCTGGCGCGAGGGCGAGATTGTCACCCGTCAGAACATTCGTGTCGAGGGCCTGGGGGCGGGCCAGAAGCTGCGCGGCCGTCGCCATGGTCCGCACCGTCCCGACCTGATGTTCTTTGACGACATCGAGAACGACGAGGCCGTGCGCAACCCGGATCAGCGACAGAAGCTGGAGACCTGGATCAACCGCGCCGCGCTGAAAGTCGGCCCGCCCGACGGGTCGATGCATGTGCTGTGGGTCAATACAGTCCTGCACTGGGATGCGGTGCTGGTGCGCGAGTCGAAAAAGCCCGCCTGGAACGTCACCAAGTTCCAGGCGATCATGAAGTGGCCCGACCGCATGGACCTGTGGGAGGCGTTCGAGGAGGCCTATCACAACGATGGCGAAGACGCGGCCCGTGCGCTCTACGCGGCCCATAAGGCCGAAATGGACGCAGGTGCCGTGGTGAACTGGCCCGCGTTGCAGCCGCTGGTCTGGCTGATGCTGCAACGCGCGGGCGGGCACGACAGCTTTGCCACCGAATACCAGAACCAGCCGATCGCCGAGGGCAATCCCTTTGCAAAGCTGGTGTTCTGGACCATCCCGCTGCGCGACTGGATCCATTTCGGGGCGATTGACCCGTCGCTTGGCAAGCATGGCAAGGGGCGCGACCCGTCTGCCATCCTGATCGGCGGCTTTGACCGGCTGTCAGGAAAGATGGATGTCGTCGAAGCCTCGATCCGCAAGCGGTTGCCCGATATCATCATCTCCGACACCATCGCCCTGCAGCGTGACTACCGCTGCCTGCTGTGGTTCATCGAGAGCGTCCAGTTCCAGGAGTTCCTGCGCACCAGCCTGATGACCGAGGCGGCAAAGCAGGGTGTGGGCATCTCGGCGGTGCCCATCGTGCCGATCGCCGACAAGAACCTGCGCATCGAACGTCTGCAGCCCCCCGTTGCGGCCGGGTTGATCCGGTTCGCGCCCACCCACACCACGCTGATCGAGCAGTTGCAACAGTGGCCGAACGGCGCCCATGACGATGGCCCGGACTGCCTCGACATGCTTTGGCAGAACACCCTGTTTTACGCCGGTGGCGGCATGGCGGGGCAGATGCAGACCGCCGCGGCACCCTCGGGCGGGTTCGGCATGGGCGGCTACCGGCTGGGAGGAGGATATCGATGACGCGCTGGACACATCGTGGCAACCGGAGCCAGCGCCCTGCAAGCTTTGCCGATGAGGCCCGCAAGAACCTGCCAGCCCAGGCGCGCACGCTGATCGCCAGCGTGGCCAACGACATCACCATTCCGTTCTTCACGGGCGTGCTGCAGCATGCCGACGACACGCTGATCCAGCAGGGTGGCGGCAAGGGTCTTGCGATCTACGACGAGATCAAGCGCGATACCCATGCCTCGTCGATGCTGCAANAGCG